ATGGGAGTGGACAAGTGCAATTTTAATATCACTTGTTACGACTTTCATATTTACAGTAGTAGCACTAATTAGAACTTATATGGTACGCATGGAAATAGAGAAAAGACGTAGACATGGACTTTGGAGAAAAGTAAGAAATAGTGGCAGCAGATAGAATAAGTAAAGAAACGGCAGAGTTAATAGCTCTGCCACCTTTCGATCAGGAAACAAGATCAGTAAAGTTTTTGCTGAATCAACCGACGGTGCGTGATAATATTCACAAAGTACCCGTTAATGAACCCCTTATGGAAAGTTTAATAGAGCATGGTATGAAATCCCCAATACTAACTATGCCTAGTTATTATCCTATTGCAGGAAGTCAAAGACTAAGAGCAATGCAAGAGATAGTTAAGACACATAAAGACGGCTGGATGTTTAAGACAATGGATGTAAAAGTATTCCGATTCCAAAAAGAATGGTGGAATATGTTTTACTTATGGGGAGACAAAAAATTTAGAGATGATGCCATAGCAATATGGTTTCAAATGGTAGAGCTTGCTTGGAAGAGTAAGTATTATGAGTATGACGAAGACCCTAGCGGAACTAAGATGACAGAGTTTGAGTTGCTAGGCGATCAATTAACAGGGTGGGCACATAAAAAGAAATGAGAATAATAGAACATATACTATACGCAATAGTACTATCAATACCTCTTTCTGTTTTAGCAATCGGACTAGCTTTATTGCTATGCGGATAAAATGACAGTAGAAGAACTATTACAAGAACGAAAAATAGATTATAAGTTGTCTCCAGCAGACTGTGTAGTTGCATGTTTAAATCCTGAGCATGACGACGGCAACCCAAGTATGAGAATTGACAGGATAACAGGAGTTTACAACTGTTTTTCTTGTGGCTTTAAAGGTAATATATTTAACTATTACGATGCGCCATCTAATCCGTTAGATATTCGCAGAGAACAGGCTAGAAGAAAGATAGAAGAAAAAAGAGCATCTTCCGTAGGATTGAAGATGCCAAAGAATTTTATGCCGTATGTAGGTAACTGGAGACAGATCTCACCAGAGACATACAAATTGTTTGATGCCTTCGTGCATCCAGACAAACCATTTACAGGCAGAATTTCTTTTCCAATTAAGGACTTGACAGGAAAAATATCAGCATTCAATTGCAGAACACAGTCCCCCACTGATGTTCCAAAGTATATAATACATCCCCCAAAAGCAGTATTGCCTTTATTTCCTGCTCGAGTCCGCCCCATCAAAGGGCGTGTAATATTAGTAGAGGGTATATTTGATGCTTTGAACCTACATGACAAAGGACTAACAAATAGTCTGTGTTGTTTTGGTACACGAAACATTGATATAGAAAAACTAAAATTATTAAAGATGCAAGGAGTAGAAGGAATCGACATATTATTTGATCCCGATGCGGCAGGACAAGAAGCCGCAGTAGGAATCGTAGAGATGTGTGAGATTGCAGGACTACTCTCAAAAAACATAAAGCTACCGATACAATTAGAAGATGCGGGAGCACTAACAAAAGAAAAAGTAAAAGATTTAAAGGAGACATTATATGGCTAAAATAGCCTTAGTAGAGAGCAAGCCTAGTCGTAATGACTATGTGCGATTATTTAACAATGAAATACAGTTTGACCAGTTCCAATTATGTTCTGATCCAACAATAAAGAAAGTATTAAAACGAGACTGTGATATAGTTATCAATGAAGATGACTACGACTGGATAATACTAGTAGGTTCAGAGTGCCTAAAGTATTTCACTAACCAAAACTCTGTAACAGAGTATAGTGGTCGTTGTATTGATGACAAGTACTTACCAGTAATAAACCCAGCTATGTTAGCCTTCAAACCTGAAGCTAAGAAAACATGGGAAGAATCACAATCTAATATTATTAAGTACACACAAGGAAAACTAAAACAACAAAAGCTTGGTGAAGATAAGTGCTACGGCATTACAGACAGTCCAACTCTTTATACATTTTTAGAGAACGCATTGAATCATGATAATGATTTTATAGCCCTTGACTCAGAGACATCTGGATTATATCCTAGAGATGGTTATATGCTTGGTATTAGTTTATCTTATGAAGAAGAACACGGAGCATATATAGACTGTGAGTGTATAGATGAGAAAGCAGAAGGGCTACTCCAACAACTATTTGACAAAAAGAGAGTAGTATTTCATAATGCTAAATTTGATTTAGCCTTCTTTGAATATCACTTTAGATTTAAGTTTCCAAGATTCGAAGATACTATGCTACTTCATTATATGCTAGACGAGAACCCAGGCACGCATGGTTTGAAACAGCTATCACTTAAGTACACACCTTATGGAGACTATGAAAAAGGAATGTACGAATGGATGGATGACTACTGCCGTAGAAATGGCATACTGAAAGGTAGCTTCACTTGGGACTTAATTCCATTTGATGTTATGAAAGACTATGCTGCTATGGATGCAGTGTGTACCTTCTTGTTATTTCAGAAGTTTGAAAATGCACTAGTAAAGAATGATAGGTTATATGGAGTATATAAAGATATACTATTACCTGCCTGTCGTTTCTTAACAGACATACAAGATATTGGAGTACCTTTCGACAAAGAAAGGCTACAAACATCTTCAGTGTTAATGCAAACACAAATTGATGAAGCAGTTAAGAAGTTATATACTTATCCAGCTATCAAAGAGTTTGAACACAACCAAGGTAAAGACTTCAATCCTAATAGTACATTACAACTTAGAGGATTACTCTTTGACTTCTTAGGCTTAAAACCTACAGGTAAAAAGACTGGAACGGGTGCACATAGTACTGATGCAGAAGTGTTAAAAGAATTAGCAGAGCATCATGAAGTACCACAATTAGTACTCGACATAAGACAGAAAGTAAAGATTAAGAGTACATATCTTGACAAGATTTACCCACAGCTAGACAGAGATAGTAGACTTCGTACAGGTTTCAACCTGCATGGAACAACTTCAGGAAGGCTGTCATCAAGTGGTAAAATGAATATGCAACAGATTCCTAGAGACAACCCGATTGTCAAAGGATGTATTAAAGCCGCACCAGGCAAGAAGATAGTTGCAATGGATTTAACAACAGCAGAAGTATATTGCGCGGCAGTACTTGCTAATGATAAAGCGCTTATGGGTGTTTTTGAAACAGGAGGCAACTTCCATAGTAGTATTGCTAAGATAGTATTTAACTTACCTTGTGAGGCTGATGAAGTCGCAGAGAAGTTTGGTACACAAAGGCAAATGGCTAAAGCTGTTACTTTCGGAATAATGTATGGAGCAGGTCCGAAAAAGATTAGTGAACAAGTAACAAAAGATTCAGGTGAGTACTTCAGTATGAGGCAAGCCTCAGAAGTTATTAAAGATTACTTTGAACAGTTTCATGGTCTTAAGAAATGGTTAGATGATAACAAAAGATTTATCCAAGATAATGGATTCATTTATTCTCACTTTGGTAGAAAGAGAAGATTACCTAATGTGTTCTCAGAAGATAAAGGCATTGCATCACATGAAGTAAGATCTGGAATTAACTTTCTAGTACAGTCTATTGCATCTGATGTTAATTTGATTGGAGCTGTACAAGCTCATAATAAAATACAAGAAGCTGGATATGCAGACAAGATGAGAATCTTTGCTCTTGTCCATGATTCCGTGTTAGCTGAAGTAGACGAAGATGTAATAGATACATATAAATTTATTCTTAGAGCATGCATACAAGAAGATAGAGGAATATCAATACCTAACTGTCCGATTGGATGTGATTTCGATATTGGAGATGACTATTCCTTTGGAAAGTTTGAGAAGAAATACGGATGAAGCTAGAGGATATTCGATTTCCTCTTTATGTAGTACACTCAGATGAGGTTATTACTAGAGATGGATTATTATGGTGTGAAGGTGCTGTAATAGACGACAAAAATACACAGGGCAATAGCCTTGGAGTATCAAATCTCAGACTTTGGAGGACTAATCAAGCATAGAGGAAGATTCTATGTGGATTCAAATGGAAAGTTCTTTGTTTACGAAAAGAGTAAAAAAGCAACGCTAAAATACCATCTAATAGGAAAGATAGAACAAAAAGATATCGTTACTCTTATATGGATTCACAGTATTCCGTTTCCATTTGAGGTGGCTCGTCCTCCAGCGAGAACAGAGCTATACGCAGGAGTACTATACATAAGTGGTAAACCTTCATATTTATATGAAGTGTGTACTGAAAAGAAAAAAGATACTTGGAGAAAGATATAATGGCAAATAATGTTTACTTTAACATAGATATAGACAGCACTGACGAAGGACTAAATTCTTTCGAAAAAGCGCTTGTTACAACAAAAAGAACCCAGACAAACTGGGAAGGGGTAGAAATTCAAGTCGAAGAATTAGCAGATATTCACGACTTAGCTTTCATGCCTCCAGTAAAAGGAGTAGATGACCACGGCTACCCTATAGATTCATACCAGTGGTACGTAGATAATGTAGGCGCTAAATGGTGCAACATTGAAGAATGGGAAGCAATGCATTTAAGTGGTTATTCTGCTTGGAGCGCTCCTATTGGACTAATAGAAAATATGGCTACCTACATAGGAAAAGCTGATCCCAGTGTAAAAATTACAATGACTTATGAAGATGAGTTTCGTAACTTTGTAGGAGTAGCAGTAGTTACTAAAGATGGGATAGAAACAGTAGACGAAATAGACGGAGACGAACTAATAGCTCTGATGAAAGAGCATTTTGATATGTCTGTAGAGGAAGAACTATCAGATGAATTTGACTGGTTCGAAGAACTAGAGGATATTCATGGAGTAATGAGAGAACCTCAAGAAGTAATGGACGATTTAGTTTATGACTTCTTTGGACAACAACAACGATAAACAACTTTTTCGGAAGGTAAACATCACATATATAATGGACTCTCCCCCTGAACTATATCGTTTATCTTCCGAAATTTTTATACAAAAATGAAAGCAGTACTAAGCAACAGAATATACCTAGAAGTAACTAATGAATATCAGGCGAAAGTCGATAAGATTCTTACTTATAGTATACCGCCTCGCAGACCAACAGACCCACCTATCATCATTAAGAATATGGGTGTAATTCGAGCAGGATTAATTAGTATGCCAATAGGGAGAACGGATCTCATACCAGAGGACTATGAAATTGTCGATAAGAGGAATGACATACCAGTCGAACCTTTAGATTTTAAGTTTACTTTACGAGATTCACAACAAGCAGTATACGACGAAGTCGATGACAGTTGTATAATAAACGCTTGGGTAAGTTGGGGAAAGACTTTTACTGCGTTAGCAATCGCAAATAAACTCCAACAGAAAACACTTATTGTAACACATACATTAGCGTTACGATCGCAGTGGGAAAAAGAAGTAGAAAAAGTATTCGGGGTCAAGGCGGGTGTGATAGGATCGGGACGATTCGAGATCGATTCCCCCTTTGTCGTTGGAAATGTACAAACTTTGTACCGAAATATAGACAAAATCGTAAAAGAGTTCGGTACAATCATTCTTGATGAGATGCATCACGTATCTTCACCAACTTTTACACGGATTGTAGACGCTTCACGTGCACGATACAAAATCGGATTAACTGGAACGCTACAAAGAAAAGATGGAAGGCATGTCGTATTTAGAGACTACTTTTCATCAACAGTATTTAAACCACCAAAGGAAAACTATTTAGTACCCTTTGTGGATGTAATTCGTTCAGGAATACGTTTCATGGACGGCAATGTTGATTGGGCATCTCGAGTTAACGCACTCGCGTATGATTGGGAGTACCAAAACATGGTAGCAGTACTCGCTGCTAGCTACGCGGCTAAAGGGCATAAAGTACTTGTAGTCGGAGATAGAGTGGATTTTCTAAAGGCTTGTGCAAGACTTGTTGGAGACAACGCAATTTGCGTAACTGGAGATGTACCACACGAACAAAGAACAGAAATGACAAAGTTGTTATTCGAAGATAAAGATATATTGTTTGGAACACAGTCTATCTTTAGTGAGGGTATCAGTTTAGACTGCTTAAGTTGTCTTATACTTGGTACTCCCGTAAACAATGAACCCCTACTAACACAGCTAATTGGTCGTGTTATCAGGATGCGAGAAGGAAAGCCACAGCCTAGGATTGTAGATATAAATTTAGAGGGTCGCACAGCTAGAAAACAAGCTGCCGCGAGACGTGGGTATTATATGCGACAGGGCTATGATGTTTTTGATATATAGCATGAAAAAATATATCTTGACAAGGAGTTAAAAGTTTGTTATAATATGTTATTCTATAATTGGGAAAAAGTAAAAAGGGAAAGCAAGGGGAGTGTCAAAGATATTTTGACAATACTTCACATACTTACCTATAAGCTACCACCAGTGAATAGATATGATAGAATATATAAGTTCTGGACTAAAAGTTTTCATGGGGATTCGTTCCTAGTAAACCCAGAAGCATTATTCATTCAAAGAAGGAGATACTCAGATAGTGAGATTGCGCAGTATGCAGGTATCGCATCGTTACGCAATTATTTCGAGTATCAAAAAAATAAAGATACCACATTAGACCTCCTCCACTTCACAGGGGATGAGGACAGTATTAAAAACAACAGATTACTGAGGATAGAAGAGAATCGTATTCACTTCATGTTCGAAGAAATCAATAATAATAAGGAATTAAAATGGCAATAAAATTTAATCAAACAAAGGGCGAAGCCCAAAAGAATAAAATCGACAGTTATCAATATGTCGAAGGCGACAACGTAGTAAGAATGGTAGGGGATATGCTTCCTCGCTATGTTTACTGGTTGAAAGGCGAAAATGGTAAAAATTTACCGTTCGAGTGTCTATCATTCGATAGAGACACCGAAGCATTCACCAACTTAGAAAAAGACTGGGTAAGAGAATATCACCCAGAACTTAAATGTGGTTGGTCGTATGCAATCCAATGTATCCATGACGGAAAAGTCAAAGTACTAAACTTAAAGAAAAAACTCCTAGAGCAGATTATGGTAGCAGCAGAAGATCTTGGTGATCCAACTGAATTCGATACTGGTTGGGATGTTTACTTCAAAAGAGTTAAAACTGGACCAATGGCTTACAATGTAGAGTATCAATTACAGGCTCTTAAATGTAAACAGCGTGCACTATCTCCTGAAGAAATGGAACTAGTAGCAGAGCTAAAGTCTATGGACGAAGTACTTACTCGACCAACACCAGATGCACAGAAAGAATTACTAGATAGATTAAGAGAAGGGGCAGCTAATACTCCTGACGAGTCTATATCTGACGAATTCGATATTTCTTAGGAGAGTACTTATGAGAACAGTAGGTAATACTTTCCCTTCACTAAACCTTCAGGGTGTTAATGAATTGAACGACATTGTAGATGTAGATGTACTTATACCTGGCCAATGGTCAGTTGTATACTTCTACCCAAAAGACTTTACTTTCATTTGCCCTACAGAGATAGCAGCAATGGATACCCTTATGGGAGAAGCTGATGTTATAGGTATTAGTGGAGATAACGAATATTGTAAAATTGCTTGGAAGAAAGATAACTCTTTAATTAGAGATATCAACCACATACTTGCGGCAGACTGTGGACTATACTTAGCTAGTAAGCTAGGGATTGTCAGTCAACAAGATGGTGTACCATACAGAGCGACCTACATTATCGATCCAGAAGGAATCATACAGCATGTATCAATAAATGCATTAGATACAGGAAGTAATGCA